CGGGTGGGTCTGGTTAGCCGCGTGGGCGGCGCAGCGTCATCTCACGGAGCGCACCGCCGACCTCGTCCCGGGCGACTGCCCGGACCGTGGCCTGCACTTCATCGCCCGTGATCGGGTTCTGGAAGTACGCCGTCAGGTACACCGGACCCATGCCGCCGCCGCTCTGCGGGAGCTTCCCGGTGCGGTTCATGTAGTCCATGGCCCCCGGGTGGTCCCGTTCGATCGCGTTCGTCGAGGCGGTGTTCACCACGAACTCGCCGCGACTGAGCATGTACGGCTCGGTGTCGGTTCCGCGCGCGAAGGGGTGTCTGACGCTGCCGCCGGACGCGAGGTACCCGACCCGACCGCCGAGCCACGACTGCGGGATCATGAGGCCCTGCCCGCCCGTGCCGCCGGTCCCGGACTGCCCAGTGCCGTCGTTCACGGTCGAGTTATGGGTGACGACGTTGATGACCCTCGTCGACGGCAGGCTCGCCAGCTGCGCCTGCATCTCGGCGATCGCCGCCAGCGCCTGCTGGTTCTGCACCTCGAGGACGGTCGGCTTCACCTTGAGGTTGTTCACATCGAAGATCTTGTTGATGTAGTCCTGCACCGCGCCCGTCAGGAGGCCCTGCGAGCGCAGCTGGTTCTCGAGGGCCGCCTTCGCGTCGGTGTAGGTCTTGATGGCCTGCTGCGTGGACCCGGTCGACTCGGCGACCTTCTCGGCTTGCGCCTGCGCACCCGAGGCCACGCCCTGCAGGGCCTGCTGGTCGGCGACCGCCGCAGCGGAGTGCCCTTCAATCACGGCCTTGTTGTTCTTCAGTGCATCGGTGGCCGTGTTGATAGCAGCCCACGTAGCCGTCTCCGACTGCGCCAGCGTCAGCGCCCCAGTGTTCAGCGCATCGAGTCCCTGCTTCAGCAGGCCGGCAGCGTTGTTCTGCAGCTGCATCTGCAGGGTCGTCTGGGCTGTCTGCGCCCCGACGTCGGTCTGGCTTGACCGGGCCATGTTGAGGGCCTGAGTCGTGGAGCCGAGTCCGGCGGCGAGCTGGTCGAGGTACATGGCCTGCGTCGTGTCAGCCGCAGCCGCCATGGCCTTCGCATCCGCGTTCTCCTTGGTCGCCTGCTCCTGCTCCTGGATGCGCCCCGTTGTGGTGCCGAGGATGTCGTACAGGATGCGCGACTTGTTCGCCCACTCCAGCGACTCCGCGCCCGCGTTCCCGAGGGCCTGCGTGTGGGCCTGGATGCGTGTCGTGACGTACTGGGCTGCGGCCCCGCCGTCGAGGATCGCGTTCGCGAGGTCCGCAGCCGTCAGGCCCGCCTGCTTGCCGATGCTGATCGCGTCGGTCTTCGCGAGATTGTCGATGACCTGCTGCTTGGTGTGTTGCCCGAGCGCGTCATTGTCGGCCATGATCGACTGCGTGTAGTCGTCGGTCGCCGCGGCCGCGTTCTTCGTGCTCTGGGCGGAGTCGCCCATGACCTGCGCGAGCAGTGTGATCCCCGCGGTCAGGATGCCGACGACCGGGATCGCGATCTCCACCCGGGTCGCCGCGAACGAGATCGCGCTGCCCACCGACTGGATGATGGGCGCGAGGCCGCCCCACAGTTTGAATGCCCCGAAGGCGCCGAGGGCGAGGGTTGTGATGGTGCCGAGAACCGGTGCCGGGATCGCTTGGATAGCCATGGTGACGCCGTTCAGGACACCGATCACCACTGGCCCCATGGGGGCGACCGACGTGGTCAGGTGGATGACCGCGCCGACGAGGTTCTCGACGAGGTTGATCGTGGCCGGGAGGTTGTCGATGGCGTACTTCACGAACTGCTGGAAGCCACCCGACGCGGGGACCGAGGAGATCCAGTGCACGAGGTTCTGGATGCCGACGAGGCCCGCGTCGATGAGGGGCCGCATCTCCACGAGGGACCGCATGAGCCCGGACACGAGCGTCTGCCCCATGTTCCCCAGCGCCGACGAGGCGTCGCGGGTGATCCCGGCGAGGAGCGGCATGTGCTGGTTGACGTTCTGGATGGCTGTGTCGAACGAGTTGACCATCTGCACTGCGGAGATATGGGAGAGTCCCTGCCATGCCTTGCCGAGGTCGTCGACGCCACGGGAGTAGACCATGCCGACTTGGGTGCCAGACGCCATCTCCTGCTTGATCCCGTAGATCGCTGAGACGCCGGCGAGTGCCATGCCGCCGAACGCGACACCGAGCCCCACGGTTGCGGCGCCAATGGTGGCCGTCCCGGCGAGCAGGGCCGGGGACGCGCCGATGAGGGCCTGCATGGCGGAGAACTCGCTGCGCTTGGCGTCGGTGTTCTTCTTGTGCGAGTCGGTGTTCTTGTCGACCTCGACGGTCTCTTTCGAGGCGCTCTGGGCGGACTGCTCCGTCACCTTCGCGAGCTGCTGCTGAGCGGTCGCCAGGGCGTTCTCGGCGCGCAGCTTCTGCTGGGTGGTGGCGTCGGAGCGCTGGTTCACCGCGTCGAGGTCGAGCTGCGCGATGCGGACCTTGTTCTCAGCGACCGCGAGCGCGCTCAGTTGCGCCTGCGCCCGCGCCGTGTCCGCGTCGGCGGTGATCTCGACCTTGCGCCCGTCGAGCTTGTCAGCCTCCGCCTGCGCCTCCTCGGAGCGGCGCATGAAGTCGTCGACGTCGAGGACGAGCTTTGCGTTGATGGAGCCTACGGTGGTGGGTCCGGGATCGGACATCGGAGGCTCACCCGCCTCTCAGTACGTCAGTGCGCTCATGTCGGGGAGCTCGTCGGACTCGGCAGGTGTCGGCTCGGGCGGCCGCGTGGCACGCCAGATGCGGGACTCGCAGGCGAACAGGCCGAGGCACAGGTCGCGGAACTCGTGCCACGACATCCGCGGGCTGGTGTGGAGGCGCAGGTGGTAGAGCTCGGCGAAGTCAGCGACGAGCAGCGGCCAACAGGGGCCGACTACTTCCGCCCATTCGACGGGGCGGCCTTGCGCTTCCTCGGACTCTTCGTAGAAGTCGCTGAGGCCGGTGTAGTGGTCGTAGGTGCCGTGGGCTCCGGGGTCGGGGTCGCCGCCGCGGCTTTCATCCGCTCGGCGATCTCCTGCGCTACCCCTTTTGGGTCGGCCCAGACCAGCCTCGCGGTCTCCCTGCCGTACTTCCAGTCGGCGAACGCCACGGCCCCGACACGGTCGATGAACTCGGCTGAGACGCCGTCGGCGATCAGCTCGGCGGCGAGCTCGGCGCCGATGAGCTCCTGCACGACCTCGCCGTCGCTCATGGTGCCCTCCGCGATCCGGCGGTGCAGGTCCACCCCGTGCGCCCACTGGATGACGGGCAGCGTGTACTCCTTGCCCTGGGCGCGGAGCACGATGGGCGGGATGAGGTCGTCGTATGGTGCGAAGTCTTCGCTGGGCATGGTGAGTGGTCTCCTGTGAGTGAGCGAGTGCGTGCGAGTGTGTTAGGTGGGTGGCGGCCCCACTCACAAAGGCCGCCACCCGGTCTGCTACGAACGCGTGTACGCGAACGAGTTGGATGCGCCGGCGCCGTTGGTGACGATGATCGGCGCGGACCCGGCCGTCCCGGCGGGGACCGTGAACACGAGGGTCGAGTCGGAGATGATCGTGTAGTTCGTGGCGTTGACGCCGCCGATCTTCACGCCCGTTGCGCCGGTGACGCCGGTGAAGTAGGCGCCGGTGACCGTCACGAGGGCGCCAGCTGCGGCACCCGACGGGGTCGCCGTGGCGATAGCCGGGATCGCGGGGGCGGTGGCCGGGTTCGTGATCGGGGAGACGATGCCGTCGGCGGTGAACGTGATGCCGACTTCCTCGATGTCCGCGACGCCGGTCTTCGTCTGCTGGTAGTCCACGAGCCACTGGCCGGAGAACGCCTGGGCGGCGCCGTTGCGGTCGTAGTACCGCATGTACAGTCGCGCGCTGGTGCCGAACTGCAGCCACGTGGCGCGGGCGAGCTCCTGGCCTGGGTCGAACGCGCCGGCGTTGAGGACGCGGCGGGCCTTGATAGCGACCTTCACGCCGGTGAGGGTCTTCTCGTACGAGCCGAACCCGTTCGAGTCGTAGTCGTTGGCCTCCTGCAGGGTGGCGTTCTCCTGCGGGTTGAAATCCGTCAGGCCCTTGAGCGGGACCCATGTGCTGTTGTCGACGGAGACGTCGACCTTGAACCGGCGAGCAAGAGCGTTGCTCATCTGCAGCCTCCTAGGGGCTTTTCGGCATGAAAAAAGCCCCACCGGGCTGGTGAGGGCTTGAGGGGTTGTATGGGTGTTGGTGGGGCCGGCGCCTCACCCGCAACAAAACGCGGCAGGCCTGTTAGGTGGGGCACCGGTCCCGTTGCCGCGGTCTCGCCCCGCCGCGGCGCGGGGGTATTTGGGGGTCAGAACCAGCCGTTGCCGAGGTTCCGCTTCGACGTCTCCGGGAAGTCGAGGTCCACGTAGTAATGGTCGATCCGCTCCCACCGGCGCTTCGCGTCCACACCCATCGGCACGGAGGAGTTGCGGAGGATCTGCACGGCGTGCGTGGACCCGAACACCACGTCCTTGGTGTTCTGCACCAGGTCGAAGATCGCGTCGCCGAGGTCGTCGACGTCGAGATCGTCGTTCGGGATGCCCCGGCACTTCACCTGCACCAGTACCGTCCCGTAGGCGGCCTCTGTGGCGTCCGTGAGGGGCACGCTGGTGATGCACACGACCCGGTCCGGTGAGGGCGGCATGTTCTTGAACACGATGGCCGTCTCGCCGTCGAGGTACGCGGTGCCGTCGGCCCGGTACACGGCGATGGAGGAGTCCGCGATCATCGTCGCGAACCCGACAGCGAGGTCCCGCATGGCGCCCATGGTCACCCCACATTACGACTAGTCGATGTGCTTGCCGAGTTCCTGGGCGACGATGCCGAGGATCGTGGCTTCCTCGGTTTTGAGCGGCCCCTCGAGGTAGAGGGCCTGCCCGCCGTGGTCGGGGCGGAGCTGCAGCTCGTAGTGCTGATAGCGGGCGTAGGGGCCGGGGTAGTAGACCTCGGCGCCGTCCGGGTGGACCTTGACCTCGGCTTCTGAGCGGAGGTTGCCCGTCTCGATCGGGGTCTTGGAGACGGCGACGCTGCGGAGGTATTCCATGCCCTTCGCTGCGGCCTCGGGGACGGCGGCGATGACTTCCTCGGTGATGGCCTGCAGGTGGATCGCGAAGTCACCCATGGGAAGCGCCGACCTTCCCGATCACGATCGGCTCGCCGGCTGCCCAGACGAGGGCCACGATGTCGCCGACAGCCGGGGTGTAGTGGCTCACGAAACGAGCAGAGTATTCGATACCGTCAGTACCGGACACCGCGACTTCGAGTGAGGCATGGGGAACCGCCTTGATGATTCCGCTTTGCTGCCGCTCGACATGATGGATCTCACCCACGGCCCCGCATCCTGTCTGACCAGCGCTGCAGGGCCCGGTCGATCACGAACATCACCATGCACCAGGCGGCGAGGATCAGGAGGGCGATGACGAGCGCCATGGCCGGACCCCTTCTCATTCGAGGTACACGACAGTGTGCTCGACGCCGTCGAGGAGCCCGCCGACTTCGAGGGTGTTGATCATGATGACCTGCCCGGTGGTGCCGTTCGGCTGCGTGACGACCGAGTCGAGGGAGAACCTCAACCCATCCGCCACCGTGCAGTAGAACTGCGACTGCGAGAGGGCCTGTGACCCGTCGGCGGCACGGACCAGCTTGGTCTTCCCGTCGAGGAACCCCGCGACGGTCTGCGGGGCGGTGTACACGTCGCCGTTGGCGCCGGTGCCGGCCTTCTCCTTCACGGTGACCGTGTGGACGTAGAAGTCCTCGATCCCGGTCACCCGTACATCCACACGTTCGAGCCGAGCAGGTTGTTCAGCTGCAGCTTCCGCGCAGCCTCCGGCACGAGGTTCCGCAGCGACGCCGAGCGGGCCTGCTCGGCGTCGGCGGCGTTCGCGTACACGATGGATGCGGACCCGATGGACTTCGACGCCACCACACCAGCCGACGGGACGCCGCCCAAGGTGGGGTCGATGCCCATGGCCGCCCACGCGGCCGCCTGGATGCACGTGGCGTCCCGTAGGGCGTTGTACGTGGCCGTGTCGGTCGCCAGCCCAGTCGTGGTGTCGACGGCGTAGTAGGCCGACGCGGTCGCCTCGAGCACCAAAGAGGTGGCGGAGCGGAGCAGCGCGACAGCGTTCGCGGGGACGGCCTGCTGCGTCCAGTTGGCGAGGTCGGTGGGCTGGGCGAGCATGTCAGGCACCACGAAATCGCCGAACAGTCCCGGCATGCCAGCCTCCCTAAACCTCTGTGGCGTACTTGTCGATGAGGTCCTGCTTCGTCAGGGCCTCGGCGTCGTCAGGTTCCATGCCCTGGGCGACGGCGTACCGCACCCACTCAGGCTTCCGTGCTGTGAGTGCAGGACGCTCGACCGGCTTCTCCTCGAAGGGCGACCCGTCGGGGTTGACCCGGCGGATGTACCCCTTCGCGAGCCGGTCGGCGATGGCCTCGTGGAGGGGGAGGGCGATCTCGATGACCGCGCCTTCCCCCTCCACGATGTGGATGGTCCCGGCCAACTTACCGGCGGTTCGTCCGGAACGCTGTGACCGTGCCCGTGAACGTGGCCTGCAGGTCGAGGCTGATGGACCCGTCGTTCTGCAGGAACCGGGCCGACTCGAGCGGGCCGATCCACACGGTCGCGCCCGCGCCGACGGCGACGGTCAGGTCGCCCTGCCCGGACGCGGTGGCGAGGGGCTGGGACCCGGCCCGGACGATCGCGTTCAGCGACCCGGCCGTGGTGTTCTTCACCCGCAGGGCGACCACCTCGGGGCGTGCACCGGTGATGGTGTGCCCGTTGGTGGGGTCCGCGGTGGTGCCGGCCGGGTCCGCCGTCGAGGTGGCGGCGGTGAGGTCGGTGAGCGGTACAGCTGTGCGTGCCATTGCCTAGGCTCCTTTCAGCCTTAGGAGACCGTCACGAGGGCGGTCGCGAGGGCGTCGGGGCGGACGAGCTTGCCGCCGTAGA